TGCTCAGTTTGGTGCTGGCAATAAAAACAGATTTAGTGCAGATATTGAACTAGATGCTAATGGATATGCTAACGTTTCCGAAGTAACTAGCAACACCTTCTCTGGTGTTAAAGGATATAGATTCATTGATTGTGATGGATTTACTGGAGATGCATCTAAGCAACTAGTTCATGGTGATATTGTCCAGTTTGCTGATGTTACTGGTCATGTTTACAAGTATAAAGTAACATACGCTACACCACCTTCTGGATCTAAGAGATCAAGAATTGTTATTGATAGAGCACTGCTTGATGATGTTGTAAATGCAAGTGTTGTTGTACAAAGACCTCTTGTTACAAATCCAGTAGGATCTCTGGTTATTCCAACTGGAGATAAGCAAATCAAGTCGCTTATTGATTCCACAGAAGATACTAAGGTTTCTTACCACTTCAGAAGAGACTTTATTGCTACCTCTTCTTCTGGCAATGGTAGTTTGACGTTTGCTGCTCAGTTGCCATTCGGTACTCAAAGATTTACAGATTTTGATAGTGAAAACTTCCTTGTTACTATTCTAGATCCAGGTATTTGTATTCATGGTCTAACTGAAAGATCATCTACTCTAGAAGTGGGAACTCAGGGTCAACCAGGATACTTAACAACAGATTTTGAAGTTGTCCTGAATAGCGGTTCTATCGTCTCAGGAGACATTGCATACGTTAACCCTGAATATGTATCCTTTGCTCAGTCTACACTATCTACAGGCGCTCTAACAGCAGGATCCGTTAGCGTTAACTTCCCTGAGAATCACTTCGGTGATATCGGAGAAATTGTAAACGCCTTTAATACGGAAATTGCATTTTACGAGTCTTTGAGCACCCTGACTCAAACACAACTGGATAGACTAAATCTTCTGCGTTCTAGCATCCCTAACATTACATTCCCAACTCTCAAGTTAACTGCCACCCTAGAAGTATCTAAAGCAAAACCAAGACTGAAAACTGCTGTAAGAAACAAACAGATTATTGTTCAGTCTGGTGGCACACAACTTGTTCCGTTTAGAGGACAAGATTTGGATGGTGAAACCATCAATATTGTATCTTATGCTGACGTATTCAAACTAAGATATGTTTACGAGGGTTCCGAAGCTGCACCTGCAACAGTTGACGCAGCAGGCAATCTAATTTCTGGTACAGATATTACCGATAAATTTGTCTTTGATAGTGGCATGAGAGATACTCATTATGGTATCGCAACTCTATTGCTAAAATCTGGTCAAGAAGCACCTACTGGACAACTTGTCGTTTCATTTGATTACTTTGAACATTCCCAAGGCGACTTCTGTACTATTGACTCCTATCTGCATGAAGCAGGTGTTGGTGCAGAAGAGATTCCTATGTTCAATTCTTCTGCTAATGGAATCGTATCGCTCAAAGATGTAATTGACTTCCGTCCTAAAGTTGACAACACAAACATCATTACTGGTTATCAGAACCAGTCTCTATTAGGTCAAGATAACTATCTACAATTCTCTGGTTCTGGTGGTATTGCTTCTAGCACACCAGCACCAGATGCATTGCTTCCATACACTGTTAAGTTTAACAAAACACAATATTTAGATAGAATTGATGGAGTATATCTGAATACTAATGGTGAGTTTATCATCAAGAAAGGAAACCCATCACTTAATCCTTCTAAACCAGAACAGGTAAGCGACTCTATCCCTCTATACTATCTGTATGTTCCTGCTTTTACCGATAGTTATAGAGATGTACGTATTATTCCTGCTGAGAATAAGCGTTATACGATGAAGGACATCGGTAAACTGAGTCAGCGTGTTGAGCGTCTTGAGTACTATACTTCTTTAAGTGTCCTTGAACAGCAAGCATTAAGCATGCAGATTCGTGACGACATTGGTCTCGATAGATTCAAGTGTGGTTTCTTCGTTGATAATTTTGAGACCCATAAAGGAAATATTAAATCTAATGATCATCTAGTTTCTGTTGACACACAGCAATCCGTAACGAGAGCACCTGTCAATGAGGAAAGTTTCCTTGTTAAAGAAATTAATACAAGAGAAGACCAGAGAGAAGTTGCTGGATATGTTAATAATAATGGTGTCTTGACTCTCCCTTATGAGAATGTCAAACTACTAGGTAATGACTTTGCTACCAAGACAATCAACCCCAACCCATTCGTTGTTCTGCAATACGTTGGTGATATTTCTATTACACCTAATGTTGATACTTGGTATGACAGATCTGTTGCTCCACTAATTACAGATAACAACACTAATTTGTTTGTTCCATTCCTTGCTAAGGATGATGTAACAACTGCATTCTCCCAAATCTACAACTCATTTATTGTAACTTGGACTGGAACAGAAAGAGCATTCTTTAATATAAATTCTCTATCTACCACAAATAGTGAGACATCTGGTGGTTCGGTTGAAGATGCATTGGTAGCAAGTTCCTCTAATATCAGTCCTCAAAATAATGAAACTCCAAAAGGTGTTTCTACAAAAGCAAGCAGAGGCAAGTCTGTAATTACTTCACTCAACTACTTCGCTCGTAGTATTCCAGTTAAGTTTGTTGCTAGAAGACTAAAACCCAAGACCGAACTTTCTGTATTCCTAGAAGGCAAGAAGATCAATCGCTGGTGTGTTCCCGATATCAGATTTACTGGTATTGCTGGTAACTCTACATCTACTTTCAACTCTCCTCTAATTACCGATGATAATGGTAACATCAGTGGTATTATTCTAATCCCTGCTGGTGCTCCTCCTACTGATGGTAGTTACTGGACTGGTGATGTTAGAACAGTTACTTATGACGGATCTGGAGAAGACATCAGAATTTCTACTGGCGAGAAGACTATCAGATTTACTTCTAGTAAAACTAATGCATCGAAGGATTCTGTAGAGACATTTGCAGAAATCAAGTTTTATGCAACTGGATTGCTTCCAGAAAATCCTGGTAGTATTGTATCCACAAAACCAGCATACTTCAAGGCAAATGAAGGTATTCAGTTAATTTCCAATAATACTGAGCAAGAACAAAAACCTAATCCTTTGGCACAAACATTTAAGGTCGAAGGATATGAAGGTGGTTGTTTCTCTACAGGTGTTGATCTCTTCTTCTCTAAGAAGAGTGAAAGTATTCCTATTAGAATTTATCTAACGGATGTTGATTCCGAGAAACCAGGTAAGAACATTATTCCTGGAACAGAGGTAGTAGTAGAACCATATACTTATCTACAAGTATATGTAACTGCGTCGGTTTCTATTAAAGTGGGAGAAAGAGTATCTGGCAATCAGTCCAGTGCAAGTGGTCCTATCCTTAAAGTTCTAGATAAAAATAATAATCAAGTTGCTGTTTCCGAAGATGGAGAGATTCAACTAACAAACGAGCAAGTATATACTATGATTCTTAGTAATCATAATGGTATTTCTTTTGTTCAAAATGAAATTGTAACTTTACCTTCCATCGTTTCTTTCAACAATCAGAATAATGCAGAGATTGCAATGAGAATTGCTAAAGACTCTGGATTTATTTCATCTATTAATGTTGATGATACTGGGGAGAGTTATGACTCTGCAACTATCACAATTGAAAGTCCAAGTCTTCCTGGTGGTAGTAATGCAACTGCAACAGTTGCTGTTTCTGATGGCAGAATATATAACGCAACTCTAACTCTTCCTGGAAGAGGATACACAGAACCACCTTCTGTTGTCATTAGAGGAACTGGTCTTGGTAATGCAGGTGCTGCACTATCTACAAGAATTGAAATTACTGAACCTGCTGTCAGAATGGGTGTTGCTATCGATGAGATTGGTCAGACACCATCTATCGTTCCTACTAGATTTAACTTTGAGTATCCAGTATATCTCAGCAACAATGCTGAGTATGCACTGACAGTCGAAACGGACTCCCAAGATTTTGAGATTTGGTCTTCTAGACTTGGAGAGACTGAAATTGCTACTAGCACGACAGTTACTACCAATCCGTCTTTAGGTTCTGTGTTTAAGTCCCAGAACGTAGATAATTGGACGGAAGATCTATTTGAAGATATCAAGTTTACTCTGTATAGAGCAGAGTTTGATATTACTAAGTCTCCTGTTATTGATCTAACAAACGTTTCTCTTGGTTACGAGAAAATGGTTGCAGATCCTATTGAGACTTATGCTTTTGCTAATGCTAATGCAACTTCAAGATTATTTAAAAATAACAACAATGTTATTAAAATTAATCACAAGAATCATGGATTTGAAAGTAATGATTCTTATGTCTTCTTTAAAAATCTAGCTACTACTGCTGGTTATACTGAAGGTTCTTTGAATACAAATCTATTCAGGGTTTCTAACCCTGGCGTTGACGTATTTAATATTTCTGGAATTGGTAGAGCAGCTGATTCTATTAAAGGTGGTGGAGCAAGAGGACTTATTGCTTCTAATAAAAAGTATGAAAGACTTCTAGCACAACTTGCTTATATCCAATCTCCTGGAACTAATATTAGTACTTCAGTCAAAACTACTGACATTGTTCCTATTGATTCTAATACAAAAAATTACAATTCATATTCTGTTTCTGATTTTGAGAAAACTTTCTTAAACGAAGAGCAATACTTCATCAACCAGAAAGTTATTCCTTCTGATATCAACCTTCTTATGAATAACCTGGACAATGGTCTAGTTTATAGATTGATTTTCTCTTCTAGCAAGTCTTACTTATCCCCTATTATTGACTTGACTGCTTCTTCTATTAAAACTTCTACAAATAGAATTGAGTCTGCTGTTGGAACAGAAGAAAGATATGGTAAGAGATTCCAAGAAATTGAATTCTTCCCTGTCTATAAAGTTGTTCTTAGTGGAAACTATCAAACAGAAGCAGAAGGTGGTGCCCAACTTCCTATCAATACTGGTCAAACAGTAGAAGGTGTTGGTAACATTAATTTGGGAATTGGTGCAACTGGTGCTAAAGGCACAATTGTTAATTTCAATAATAATAGCAATGAGATTACAATCAAGGTTACAAACAATAATCTGTTTGAACCTAATGAGCAGTTGTTCTTCTCGAACCAATCTCAAAATGGTCAAACACTTGCTGGTAGAGTAATATCAGTAGCAGCATCTGGCGCACAACTCATGCAACCAGATTTTGCATTCAATGATGTTATTAATGCTATTAATCCATCTTCAGTAACGGAAGTTTATAATACCAGTATTACTGGAACAGTAAAACTTTGGGATATTCCAAGTAAAATTCTTAGAGTAGAATCTGATAGACAACCTATCAATAATGATTACATTTCTAGTGCTTTGAATGGTGCATTTGTTAGAGAGCAAGAAACTCTCGATCAAGAAAGTGATATCTTTAGAGTTGGTGATTTAGTTTCTTTCCCAAGTATC